CAATGCTGATTAGCATATACCCAAGCCAGAAGCTCCTCGGACATTTTGCCGTGTCCAGTAATAATTATAGTTGATTTGATGTTATCAAAGTAACACTTTGCTACGTGGTCTGTAAATAGTTTCCAAGCTTCGTGTACATTGTTTCCGTGTAAGTCTAATTCATTCATTTTTTGTTGTTAATGTTAATACAAATTCTCTACCATGTGCATTTGCTACATAGATGTTTCTTCTTAAGTGTTTAAAGTTTAAAGGTATTCCTTGTAAACTTGTTCTTATCATATCGTTGTGTTGTGATATGTAATCCATTTCTACTTCTTGTTCGTTGTCCGTACATACTGCTATTAGTTTTTCCGGTAACTCTATTGTTTTCTTACTATCTCTATTTGCCATCTAACCATCCTTGTGATCCAGCTAACTTTGCTAAAAAAGCGTCTTGTTCTGTAAACAAAACGATTACATCTTTATCAACATAATAAGGAAACTTCATTTTCCTTAATAGATTAATAAGATTATTTACACTCAGCTTAGGACTTTCAAATTCGTAAGCATCATATTGTTTACTTAGCATATTCTTTCCATACTTAGTTAAACGTAATGTGTGTGTATTCTTAAAAACTTCTTTGACAGTTAAATAGTCACGATTCATTAGACCAATTGTTCTAGCCTGAGTTTTTTGAATCTCTTGTAACCTTTTCGCCATCTGTTAATTTTACTACGGTAAACAATACAGAGTTAAACTTCTTATTAAGTCTATCTGCTAAGTTAAACGCATGTCCTCCATTCGAGAAACTTACCTTCTTATATTTCGGCCCAGGATAATTTACTAGTGTATTCATTGTCCTAAGATTTATAGGTTTATCTTCATAGTACACTGCATAAATTGCTTCTGCTTTCAATATTTGTTCACTATTATAACTTTGGTCAACTTGATCTAGTAAAATAGTAGGTTTAGGTCTTGCCATTAGTTGTTTCTCCTGTTACATGTATTTAGCCGATTAGGCGAATAACATAGTATTTAATGGCATAAAATAACCTTTTTATTGCTCTGCTGCTGACTCCGCTACTGATCTAATTGATTGACCTGAATGTATAACGCATGCAATGTTAATGTCTGCTTTAATTAGTAATGCAGTGTACTCCAATGTTGCTTCATTTCTAACAATAATAAGGCCGTTGAATGGATCAGTGGTTGACCATCCATCTCTAAATCCACCTGCTGCCCATAGGAATTGTCCTCTAGCATCAAGCACTGATTTAATATATGCTAACGAATTACAATCCATTCCCCTAGTTATTCGTACCCATTCACTTGGTGAAGGTGGAAGATCTGGTGTTACTTCTGGTGTATCGTCAATGCCGGGTATTTCTAGTGTCTCTAACATTGATTCTGGATTCATTGCTTGGGTTTGTGCAGATGCTGGTAGCATTAATGCTAATAGTACTATAGCTGTTATTACCATACTGCATTGTGTAAGTGTGCGTATCATTCTTTTTTTGCCTTATTTAAATTTAAGTTCATATCCCACTCAGTGAAATACGGGCCTCTTGTTTCATATTTGTCTAGTGTTTCTAGTTTAGGACAAAATGCATGTTGCCAGCCCATGCCGTCATATTTTAAAATATAATAGCCTGCAACAAAAATAGTCTTACTGTTTTTAGTCTTTGTGAACAACGGTAATGTCTCATGCTCAACAGCATACAATATACTCGTGTTCGTTGGTAACCCTTTGTGTACTTGCAGATCACCGCCTACCACCGCTGTATCAACAGATTTGAAGCTCTCAATGCTGTCTAATACCTCTTTAGTGTTAGTATTCTGATCAAAGAACTCATAGCCAACATCTACTTTACGTAGAGTACCAACCTTTCCGTATTGACCTGATACAATCCAATACTTCTCTTTAATAATTTCTTTAATCTTTAGCGACATTTATAAACTCTTATGTGTGTCATCACATATTGGATGATCATTGCTCTGCCCACACCAACATGCACTTCCTAAACGCTTAACTTCTGTAACGTTTTCCATGCGAAAAGTTCTAAATCCTTTAGCTTTTGTATCCCATACAACAAGAACTTCTTCATTTATTGCACGAATCTTTTTTTGTGTTAATGGGTCATCTTTTTTAGGTGGCGGTAACATTGATACACTTAATGTACAATTCATTACACGTTTATCACCACTAATTTTATTAAAACTTACTTCCATAATATTAGTACGTAGTTTACGTTGTAGTTCTTCTCGTTCAATAATCATTTTACTCTCCGTTAGTGTGATGTTGGTTTATCTATAGTAGCAATTAAATCAGTAGTGCTAAGAATATGTGTTGTCATTTGATTAAATTCTTCTTCATTTAAAATAGCTTTGTAAATCTTTAAAGCCTGTGCCATTAATACTCCAGCACATGCAAGTGGTTCTTCACCTGATGTTGCTAATTCAACTTTTCTATATAGGTTTTCTATTTCATTACTCATTTTATAAATCCTTTAATATTGAAAACGTGTGTTCCCAGTCTTTGACCCAAATAGAGCCATCTTGTGGGTTGTTTCTTTTTTGTATTGCTGTTGCAAGTGGTTCATCGTTTCCACCTGGTTGCATCATGTCACCAAAGAATACAACATTTGACCATTCAAAGTCAACTAATACTTGTCGCTTATCTTTTCCAAGTGGAGCAATATCTAATCCTGTAGCACCTGCAACTTGTGCCGACACTCCACTTGTATAAAACTTTTGATTAAACAATGCGGCAATGGTCTTGCGTTCATGGGTTTCTTTATCATAAGTTTCGTATTCAGCTCGTTCTTCTGTGGTTGCGCCTCTGCCAACGATACTAAAGTTAACCATGCCAGGACGTTCTTCAATGTGTGTTCCTGTTCTAATAGGAAACTTAGAACGAAATAATTCACTTGTTAAGAAGTCACGTGCTTCGTTATATAACATCCAATCTGAATGTGATACTTCTACACCTTTCTCCCATACACTATTACCACTGCAATTATAAGAACGTTTTACATTGTGCATAACATCCTCGCCAAGTTGTTCTAGTGTCTTGGAATAATCACTACCTGTAACAATATAACAATCATTATCAGTAATAAATTTTAAAAAGAATTCCTTAAATTCGGGATCCATTAAAGTTCTACTAAGAGTGAGCGTTCCGTCTACATCAAATACATAAGCAGTGTCATAGGAGTTCATTATGCATTAGCCTTTGAATAGCTAGCGTTTAAGTATGTAGAATGATCTTGTGCTTTTTCTACAATACGTTGCATATCCCACTTACCACAGAACTTCATAAAGTGGATGCCTACTTGTCCTTTATGTTCTTTCTGTACTTGTTCAACAATAACTTCATCTAGCTTTGCTTTAATGTCGTCTGGTTGTTGTGTTAAGTCAATGATGTGCTTGTTGCGTTCGTAGTCTTCTAGTACTCTGTGTTCTACATTCTCATGGTCAACCCAACGCTGTAGCATAAAGTTATTCCAATTATAGCCCTTAGTATCTTTGTCTGCAAATGCTTCCATCATGCCAACTTTATTCTTAGTACCTTTTTTACGAGCACCTGGACATGCACTGAACACATTATCACTAGTGTCACCACGTATACATTTCTCAAATAGCAACCACTGTGGGTCACCTAGCTCTTTAGGTTCTTTAGTTTTCTTATCTATTACAGGTCTGCCACGGTCATCAAAGATGCCTTCAGTTGTAATAAGACTGCCTGTAATACCATTATACTGTTGTACGTTAGGTCCTAGCAACTGATAAAAGTCGCTGTCACTACTTACAATGCAATGTTTATCGTTAGGGTGATTCTGTATCCAACGTGCTATAAAGTCATCTGCTTCACATTCACCATGTTGCAATACTGTAACGTTAGTTCGTTGTTCAAAGAATGCTTTTAGTCCATCAAACGCTTCCCAAAATGCACGGTCTTCTTCTTGATCTGATTCGCTTAACGCTGCCCTTGCAACCGCACGATTCTTCTTATAGGGTTCGTATGCATCTTTACGCCAGCTACGCCCTTCGAGACAAAATACAACATGCGAGCCTTTTTGCTCTCGCCATACTTTGTTAATACTGTTAAACATAATGTGATAACTCATACCAATTTTTGTATGCATATCACCTCGTACTACGTGCCTTGCACGAAAGAACATATTTGCTGCGTCTACTAGAATATAACTCATTCTATTTCCTTAAATTATTAATAGTTAGTATACTATAACACAATGTTTGCACATTGTCAATAGTTTATCCCTCGTCTTCGGCAATTTGTCTACAAAGTCCTGTAAACCATGCATCAACAATCTCATCTTCATCTGTGCCGCTGTATCCTGCATCTTGTAAAGATTGTACAAATATTTTATTCCACTCTAATTCAAAGAATCCATCACCTGGGCTTGCTTTGTCAAAATTAACACTTACTACTTCAATATAAGGTTCGCCCATTGCTGTAGCTTTATCCTTGTCACTGATGCTTTTCTTCTTTTTACTATTCGGTGTTAATGCTTTCTTTAGTTTATCTAACATTTTCATTTCCATCCTATCCTTTCCCATGGAACATCTTTGTCGCCAAAGTGTCCGTA